ATGATTGTGGTCAACGTGGGTGAAATGGGCTTGCGTGTGCCAGGCGTTCGCCGCGACTGCCGCTCGCTCGGCGGCAAGTGCTGCTTCCTGGTCAGGGCTTAGCCGCCGTCCCGTGGCCTTGGCCTTCTTGGCTGCTGCCACGGCCATCGACTCGGCCAGAAGGTCGTCAAGGTCAAGGTCGAAATCGTCGGAGGGGTTTGCGGAGTTGCTTGTCGCTGTGTCGTTCATTGTCTGTCTCCCAACAGGCTGATGGTTTTTTCGGTAATGGCGGAAACGTCCACGCATTACAAATAGATAATACCGGCGGATTACCCAGTTGTCAACACCCGCTCGTAAAGACTTGTCCCGCCCCGCTTAAAGCAAAAAACCCGAAGGGGGGAGACATCCCTTCGGGTTCGTTACCGTTGGTTAGGCCAACGACTCCAGTCCTAGCAGGGCTTAGCCGTCCAGCTCACCCAGCAACGCGTCGGTGTCGACTTTCGAACCTTTCGAAGCTTTCTCGGCCTCGATCCGCTCTACAATCGGCTTGATGCGTGCGTTGTTCCGCAGCGCAACTTTCTCTGCATGCGACTTGTTTGACAAGAACTGCTTGATCGCTTCTTGCGATTTGCCGGTCGACTCGACCAGGGCACGGACAAGAACACTCGCGCCTGCCATACCGTTCGCTTCGCGCTTCACGCCCCACTCACCGTTGTACAAGCGATCAATCAGCTCGTCCACGGCCAGTACTGCGTCATCCACATCAGTCAAGCCCGCGATCTCGTCACCAAGCTTTTGCTCCGCACCGTGCGCAGCGAACTTGTTTAACAACGAATCTGGCAGGGTGAACGTGCGGGTTTCCCCGTTGCGGAAGTCCATGCGGACTTGCACTTTGCCATCAACAACCATCGACTCTTTCTGCAGCTTGCGCTTGCCTGCGAAGTCAACGATTCGACCATCACCCATCTTAACTGTTTCGATAACTGTTTCAACTTTCGACATTGCAATATCCTCAAAGTGGCAGGCATTTGGGTTAATCGGTCGGTGTAGGTGCTTGCCGGTATGCCTACGTTATCCGTCCGATTTGTTTAATGTAGCCGCGTGCCCGCAGATTGTCAACAGTTATCGCTCAAGACTTTTGCGAAAAGTGCGTCGACTCGCTCGCGCCGCTGCATCGCCGTCTCGACCTCCCAGGAGTCTTGCCAGCGGTTATGGCACTTGCGGAAACGCAACTCCCAGCCCTCGGCCATACGCAATGCGAACTCCTTGTCCTCGGCCACGAGTGCCTTGCGGAAAACCCGCAGCTTGAGTATCAGCGTATCCGCAGCTTTCCGCGTCATCCCACGATCGACCAACGCCCAGACTTCGTCCCCGCTCGCCGCACGCTCGCGGGCAACTCTTGCTGCATCGTGCCAGCCTATTGGATACCGCGCTAGTGGCTTAACCTTATGCAATGTCATAATCAATCCTGCCTTGTATAGTATGGTGTGGCGCGGTGGCTGTCCGCGACTGCTGTCTCAACCTTCTCCAGCCGTTCCATCAACCGCCGCTGCGACTCCTCCGCCGCTCGCGAGATCGCGTCACCGCCTGCGGTGTCCCCGACGACACTAGCCAGGGCTTGCATAAACCCGTTATCCTCGTGCCTCGTCAGTACCAAGTCGCAGCCATCGCTCATAATCGAAAGCCCGTGCACAGCCTCGCGCAGCGTTTCGTCCGCTGGCGAGCCTTTCCGCACATCGCGCACAGCGTTGTAAAGCGCAAACCGCGCCTGCGTCGCCTGCGCTTGCGTCCCGCAGGGTATGCGAAGCGGCTTGCCTGCCGGCGCCGCCCAGCCTTTCCGCCAGACTTCTTGTAACATCTCCACTCGCTTAGTCGTCATTCTCGGCCTCCTCGGGCACTTGTCGCTTGTCAGTCAAACGTCGCGGGCAAAACCTCGCAAAGCGCCAAAAACACCCTGCTCAGCCCACCACAACCAATAGTCTACGGGCGAACGCCCGAGGCGCGCAAGCGCTTTCGGCCAAGGGATTGTCAAATTGTCCGTTGCGTCCCGCACCCTCACCCACCCTCACCCTGTCGCTTTCGTCCGCAAGTTTTCCGTGAGATACGGCCGTTTGTCATTGTAGGGCTCACCGCCCTCCTTATCCTTCCGTGTGTGATCCCTTGTATAACCATAAAAAAAAAAAAGGACACTACGGGGAGTGGATATAGGGGGCGGTGAGGCGGGCAATGGGAACTGGCCAACACTGCCGGAAAACTTGCGGACGCTGGTATGGGTGAGGCGGGCAATGGGAAACGGGTGTAAATGGCGGTAAACCGCAGGGATTACAATAGGGTAATACAGGTGGAATTGGGAAACGCCGTAGAACGCGCCACACGCCACGCGCGGACGACCCGCACCATACGTACCGCCCCACCCCATAACGTGGCGTACACGTCCATACAGACGGGCTGCTGTGGATCATGCGCGGGCAGCCCATCAACGACTAGACAAGCGAAAACACCCACGGATTAGGTGGGTGCTTGGTGGTAGCGGGCATCCATGCCCAGGGTTTGTCGTTAGGCTAGATCGTCGAGCAGCGCGTCGGTGTCGATTGATGATGCTTTGGCGCTTTCCGCTTTGATCTGGTCGATGATTGCGGCAACCTTCGGGTTTACCCGTAGCGCAGCTTGCTCGGCCTTCGTCTTGCCCGCGAGATAGTCGGCCAGTTGTGCTTCCGTCCGTTGTGGGTACAATCGACGCAATGCGCGGAATAGTAACCCACCTGAACCCGAACCTTCCCCACCCGCGCGTGTTGCATTCCATTCGCCAGCCTTGAGCCGGTCAAACACCGTTTTCACCGCTTGGTATTTGTCGTCGATCGTCGCACTGCGTCCGGTGTCAGGATCACGACTGATCGCTGCGGCATCACAAAGCTTTTGTTTCAATCCGTGCAGGACTGCTTGCGTGATAATCTCCGGTGTCAGTTCACTTGGCCTGATCATCAGGCACTCGCCGTTAGCAAATTCCAGCGTCAGCTGCGTACCATCAACCACGGTCTGAATGACCGGCTTACGTTTGATATCGTTCATTGTGTGTCTCCCAAAAAAGGCAGGATTGCCCGCAAAAGCCGTGCCAACCACGTCCGGCTTTTATGTGCTATCCTATCGCTTGTTATTCCGGCATTATGATACAGCAATCCGCAGCGTCCCACGATTCAATACCCCGCACGGTACGCACCAACAACGTTGTGTCAAACCAACCGCGCACGGTGCCCGTTAGATTCAGCCGTACATTGTGTGCATCATCACCTATTTGTACGTCTTCTATATCCATCCCACAAACCGTTTGTGTGTGTGTCATTTTGAAAACCCCCCATACCGTTGAATGTGCCCCATTATAGCAGGTTTGCCGTCATTGTTAATAACACCCACGGATTATTTTCTACGTAATTATACGTACGACAAATATCGTAGACCTTCCTCTGCATTAACCTAACATGCACCTGCACGCGCGCGTAGCAATTCCCGTGCCAACTATCCCCGTCCGTTGTACCATGCAATCCCCGTACCACTTTTTTCTATGCAATCATCGTGCCAACGGCAGCCATGCAATGTCCATACCAACCACGCGCCTTGCAAATGCGAATCATTCCCATCCGGCAGCCACCCACATGCAATCATCGTGCCAACACCCACAAACGCGAACCTTTCCCATCCGTGAATGGTAACCATTATCAAAGGCTAATGATAACCATTCCCATTTGCGACTGTGAATCATTCTCATTTGGCGCGCCTGCGATAGGGGGGGGGGGCTGAGCGGCAGCCGGGGGTAGTGTGTAAGGGGTGTTTAGCCGTACATATACACCACACGCGCCCAGCCTGTTTCCCCTTCCCCTAGTTCGTCAGTCACTCGCGGGTAACGGCGGAAATTCAGGGGAATTACCCGATTGTAATCCGTGGGTGTTTGCCCTTACTTTTCCGCCGCCCGCGACTTGACAGCCCGGTGGCCGCGGGCTATGCTACGCGAAAGGTCGAGCCTGCTACGAGGAATGCCGCCATGTCCGAGCCACTTCAGGGTACCGCGAGTGCCGCCACGAGTATAGCGAGGGTCAGCTACACGCATGACTCCATGATTGATATGCTGATCGCGAATCCGTCGATTTCCGGCGCGCAACTGGCGAATGCCTTCGGGTACTCTCAGGCCTGGGTCTCGCGGGTTATGAACTCCGATGCCTTTCTCGCGCGGCTCGCTGTACGGAAGAACGACGTGGTTGATCCGACGCTGACCCTGTCGATCGACGAGAAGTTGCGGGCACTGGCCAGTATGAGCATCGACATCGTGCAGGAGAAGCTGCTGCTAACCAAGTCGGTGGAAACCGGACTCAAGGCGCTGGAGATGACGACCAAGGCACTCGGCTACGGCGCGCGTCAGCAGAACGTCAGCCTCCAGCAGAACTTCGTGGTGGCCTTGCCGCCGAAAGCTCCATCCGCGGAAAGTTGGGCAGCTGCTCACGGCGGGCAAGTTTATGAAGGCTGAACTCGACTTCCGACTCCTCGGGCGGGTTTCCGCTGAACTCTGGGACAACGGCGAACGGCTCCTCCAAGCTTACCGCACGGCGGAAACCGATGACGCGCACCTCAGCGAGCTCCTTGAATGGGGCGGGTTTGCTGAGTTCTCCACAATCCTCGACATGGGCTGCGGCTTCGGCGAGCTCGCGTGGTCGGCGGAAAAGCATCGCCCCGACTTGGCCGTGGTTAGTATTAACCTGTCCGCGGAGCAACTCGCTCGTGCACCATACCCGAAACTCTACGCGGACTTTACCGATACCGGACTGGAATCTGGTCGCTACGGTGGCGCCGTGTTTGCCTACAGCATCGGGCACGCTGACCCGCGCCGCGCGCTAGAAGAGGCTTACCGACTACTCTACCGCGGTGGTGTGTTGCTGATCTGGGATCTGGAAGGGCCTACGGAGGGGCTACATTCCCTTGCCTACGAACCTTTTGCTTTGCACGAAGCGCTTGCACTGGAAGTCGGCTTTACCCTACACAAACGCCTGACGTTTGAAAAGCGTCCACGTCATCAAGAACTCAACGAGTACTTCGATCCTTACACCCCTGTCTTGTGGGTGTATAAACGATGAGCGAGGTCGCGGAATCCCAAGTCCTCTGGTCGCCTCAGGAAGGACCTCAAACGGCTCTCATCGAGTGTCCAGTGTTTGAGGTCTTCTATGGCGGGGCGCGGGGCGGCGGCAAAACGGAGTCCTCTATCGGTGACTGGCTCCAGCATTCTTCCGCTTACGGCGAGGCCGCGATTGGTATCTTTGTCCGACGTAAACTGACGCAGCTCACCGAGGTTATCGCCCGCACCAAGCAGATCTTCTCCAAGCTCGGGGCGAAGTACAACGAGCAGCAAAAAACCTGGACAATGGCGAATGGGGCGAGGCTTAAATTCGTCTACCTCGAGCGGGACTCGGACGCGGAGGAGTATCAAGGCCACTCCTACACCCGAATCTACATCGAGGAGGTCACGAACTTTCCGTCCCCCGCGCCAGTGAACAAGCTCCGCGCCACGCTCCGTAGCGGTTCCGGCGTCCCTGTCGGTATGCGTCTCACCGGAAACCCAGGCGGCGCCGGTCATAACTGGGTGAAAAAGCGTTACATTGACCCGAATCCCAAGGGTTACCAGCTAATAACCGAGGAAGAGGAGATTACGATTGACGGAGTGACGCAAACTGTCCGCCTTGACCGTGTGTTTATACCATCAAAGATTGGTGATAACGTCCTTCTGATGCGGAATGATCCGACTTACATCCTTCGATTGCGGCAATCAGGTTCTGAAGCCCTCGTAAAGGCGTGGCTTGAGGGTAACTGGGACATTGTCGACGGCGCATTCTTCGACGAATTCGACCCAGCCGTTCACGTTATCGACGATCGAGAGTTCGCCAAGCTAATAAACCCCGCAATGACCCTGTTCCGTGCCTTTGACTGGGGTTCCGCGCGTCCATTCAGTGTCGGCTGGTACGCGCTACTCGACAAGGACTACGAAGTTGCGGGCACCAAGCTCCCACGAGGTGCTCTGGTCAAGTTCATGGAATGGTACGGCGCCTGCGGACCGAACAAAGGCCTCAAGATGACCGCCGACTTGGTCGCCAAGGGGATTGTTGAGCGCGAAGCCACTCTTGGCCGCCGTATCCGCTATGGCGTAGCTGATCCTGCGATATTTATCCGTGACGGCGGCCCTTCGATCGGCGAAACAATGGCGATTCACAAGGTAACCTGGCGCCGCGCAGATAACAAACGCAAAGCAGGCTGGGAGCAACTCCGCCAGCGGCTTGTTGGCGACTGCGGCCACCCAATGCTGTTCTTCACCGACGCCTGCGAGGACACGATTCGCACGCTCCCGACTTTGCAGCACGACGACGGAGATGTCGAAGACCTTGACACTGAGGCGGAAGACCACGCAGCCGACGAAACCCGCTATGCCGTGATGTCCCGTCCTTGGCTACCCCGTCCGGTGAAGGTTGAAGGTTCACGCTTGCCACGTCTGCCAAACGAAATGACAATCGACCAACTTATAAACGCGCGCAGCAAGTTGCGCCGCGCAAACGAATCCTGAGGAGCCGGCGGTGGGTATAACTGAGCAGTTATCGAACGAGCAAGAGATTTCCGCGGCCAAGGCCTCCGGCGTTGTCCAGGCTTGGATGAGCGAAATCGCCGATGCACGCAAGCGGGAGAAGGCTTACACCAAAACCGCGAATGATGCTGTGAAGCTCTACGAGGGCGATCAGTCGATCGACTATCAGTTCAACATCCTGTACAGCAATACCGAGACACTGTCCCCGGCTCTGTACAACTCCACACCGAGGCCGGTGGTCAAGCGCCGCTTCAACGATGCTGATCCCGTTGGCAAGGCCGCCTCAACCCTCGTTCAGCGTTCGCTGGAATTTTTCCTCGACTCGGACTTCCGCGACTATCCGCCATTTGACAGCCTGATGCAATCCGCCGTTCAACAGGCACTTGTCCCAGGTCGCGGCATCACCCGTTTCCGTTACGACGCCAGTTTCGTGCAAGTCCAACCCGCTCCGGCAGAAGTCGAGAATCCGGGGCAAGACGCGGTCGAGCCTGCAGCTGAGGAAGGCGCGGAAGCCTCTTACGAGAAGGTGAAAAACGAAACAGTTTGCGGCGAAACCGTAGCCTGGAACCGCTTTCTTCACGGATATGCCAAAGAGTGGCGGAACGTCCCATGGGTCGCCTTCGAGTGGCCTATGTCACGGGAAGAGCTGGTCACGAACTACGGGGAAGAGGTTGTCGCCCGCCTTGACCTCGTCGATATCGAAGCGCCAACAGGCGAACGCGCGGATAACGGAAATACCGCTTCGCAGACCGAGACCAAAGGTGCATGGGTTTACGAGATCTGGGACAAGACCGATCGCAAAGTCTACTTTGTGACGGAGAGCTTCAAAGACGCGCCGCTTAAAGTAGTCGACGACCCGCTAGGCTTGTCCGGCTTTTTCCCGTGCCCCTGCCCACTAAGTTTTTTCCGGCGTGTAAGCGGTCTGACCCCCGTCACCCTGTACACGTTCTACGCGGCACAGGCCAAGGAACTCAACACAATCACCACGCGGCTGAACAAACTGACCACCGCGCTTAAAATTCGTGGGATGTACGACTCTACAGTCGACGGGATTGGTGAGGTCATCGCGGCTGACGACAACACACTGGTCGCGGCGGAAAATGTGGCTGCGCTCCAGAATGGCGGCTCCCTCGACAAGGCTATCTGGCTACTCCCGATCGACAGTATCATCGTGGCCGTCCAACAACTATCCGCCCAGCGTAATCAGATCAAACAGGTTATCTACGAAATCACTGGCATCGCCGATATCATGCGCGGCGCGAGCAACGCTTCCGAGACACTCGGTGCTCAGGAACTGAAAAACCAGTGGGGTACGCTGCGACTCAAGCGTGCACAAAAAGAGGTGATGCGTTATACCCGCGATTGCCTGCGCATCATGGCGGAGATCGCGGTGACCAAGCTCCAACCGCAAACGCTCCTGCAAATGACCGATCTGCAGTTTCCGCTGGAAGTTCAGCAGCAACAGGCTCAAGCCATTGCCCAGCAACTCCAGACAGCACAGCAACCTGTTCCGCCGGAGGTTTCCGACGCCCTTAAACAGCCGTCGATCGAGTCGATCCTGGCACTGCTCAACAACGATCTCCAGCGTTCCTACCACATCGACATTGAGACGAACTCGACGATCGACGCTGAGGCTACAGAAGACAAGCAAGACATGGCGGAGCTCATGAACGCTATGTCCCAGTTTCTCAACGGCGTTGCCCCAGCGGTCAAGGAAGGTATAATGCCGTTTGACGCAGCCAAGGCAATTCTGATCGGTATCGTCCGGAAATTCCGCTTTGGGGCTGACGTCGAAGACATGCTGGCTACCATGCAGCCGCCGCCTCCGCCAGAGCCGGAAAAACAGCCTGCAGGCGAAGACCCTGCGGTGGTGCAGGCGCAGACACAAAGTGCACTCGCGATCGAAAAGAGCAAGCAGGAAACGCTTGCGATGGAGGGGCAGTTCAAGCAACGTGAGCACGAGATGAAAATGCAGGAACTGCAGTTCAAAGAACGCCAAGCCTATGCCTCGCACGAAATTAAAATGCGGGAGTTGCTGGCGCCTAAGCCAGCGCCAGCCCAGCCGCCGAGGTCTAAGCGCTAATGCCTCTGTATGCTTACCAATGCCCCAACTGTGGAGAAGCCTTTGACAGGCTTTTACCACTTGCGCGGTACAAAGACCCGCAGCAATGCACTTGCGGGACTACTGGTGTTCGGGTTATCTCTCCTGCTCGTGTTGTTTCCGATTATGCTGGTTACCTGTGCCCTGTCGAAGGTGTGTGGATTGAAGGCCGCAAGGCGCATCGTGAGAACCTCGCCAAGCACGGCTGTCGAGTGCTTGAGTCTGGTGAGGTCGAGCAGGCCAAGCGTGCGCGGGTAAAGGATGATGAAGAATTCGAGCGGAAGCTTACCGACACAGCCGTTGAGGTTGTTGCGCAGCTCTCGCCTGAGAAGAGAGAGCAGCTCGGGAAAGAACTTACCGGCGGCTCTGTAACTATGACGAGAGGTTGAGGTATTTATGGACGGCGAAGAATTCGATACGAGTGGTGCTTTGGCTGAGATCAGCGAAGGTTTAGGCTTCGGGGATAGCTCTGACGATGGTGGGGTTGAGGAAACTCTGGTGGAAAGTGCCGGCATAGAGGGCCAGGGTACTACGACGCCAGCAGAAGGTGCAGCGCCATCATCGTCAGAACCTGCGGATCCGGCAGCTGCCGAGCCTGCGCCCGCTACCCCTGCTCCGCGTACTTGGCGCGCCGAGGCTGCCGCCGAATTTGGGAAGCTCCCGCCTGTCGTGCAGCAAGAAATTCTGAAGCGTGAGGAAGATATTTTCAAGGGTATTGAAGGTTACAAGGCTGACGCCGCGTTCGGTAAGCAGATCGGTAACGTCATGGCGCCGTACCTGCCGATCCTGACCCAATACGGTATACAGCCAGAGGCTCAGATCCAGGACATGATGCAAGCCCACTACACGCTTGCCTTTGGTTCCACCGAGCAGAAAACTGCCCTGCTCCAGCAACTTGCCCAGGACTACGGGTTGGACTTAGGTCAGGCCGCGGCCACAGCCCCGTATGTCGACCCCCAAGTCGCAGTCTTGCAAAAGAAATTGCAAAGCATAGAATCACAACTTACGCAAACGCAGCAGCAGGAACTCGTCGCTAAACGCTCGCAGGTCGAGACCGAAGTTACCGCGTTTGCCTCAGACCCCAAGAATGTGTACTTTGAGGAGCTTGCCAATGACATTGCGCATCTCATCCGTACTGGGGCAGAAACTACGATTGCAGCGGCTTATGAAAAGGCGTTGTGGTCAAATCCAGCGATCCGTGCGAAAGAGCTTTCACGCCAACAAGCGGAGAAAGAGGTAGCGGAGCGCAAAACCGCGGAGGAAGCTGCAGCCAAGGCTCGCAAAGCGACTTCTGCAAATGTGCATACAAAAGCTAGAGGCGGGAGTGCAGCGACCCCACTAGGTAGCATTGATGACACCTTAAATGAGACTCTTGCAAGCATTCGCTCGCGGGGTTAACCCTAATCTCTAAGGAGTTCAGACAATGGCATCCCCAAATACAACTTTTACCGAGTTAGTATCAACCACCTTCCGTAAGCACTCGAAAGACGTGAAGGACAACATCTCTAAAAATAACGCGCTGTATAAGCGTATTGTTGACAAGGGAAACACCCGTAAAGAAGACGGCGGTTTAACCATCATTACTCCCCTCGACTACGCAGCAAACAACACTTACCAGCGTTATTCTGGCTATGACGTGTTGAATGTTGGCGCGTCAGACGTTATCACTTCAGCCGAATACCAATGGCGTCAGATCGCTCTGAACGTTGTTGCAAGCGGTCTGGAACTGCGTACCAACAGCGGCGATGCCCGGATTATCAATCTGGTCAAGGCTCGCATGAAAAACGCAATCCGCACGTTCAAGAACAACTTCTCAAGCGATATGTACGGCGACGGCACTCTGCCAAACCAGATCAACGGTTTGCAGGCTCTCGTGTCTGACACTGGCTTGAATACTGTTGGTGGTATCGACTCCACGTCTTGGGCATTCTGGCGTAACATGGTTCAGTCAGCTGCAGCACCTCTCCAGGGCGGCAGTGCAATCACGCCAAGCGCAACAACCATGGAATCTCTGATGCTGCCCTTGTGGTTGGCTCAGGTTCGTGGTGATGACCAGCCGGACTTGATCGTAGCTGACAACAACTACTTCTCGTTCTTCGAGCAGTCGCAAACATCCCTGAAACGTTACACTGGTGATGACAAAGCCTCCGCCGGTTTCGTTAGCTTGAAGTACAAAAAAGCTGACGTGATCTTCGACGGCGGCTCAGGCATCCCTGCCAACCGCATGTACTTCCTGAACACTGACTACCTCGAAATGGTCGTGCATAAGGATGCGGATCTGGCTGTAATGGACGAATTGAAGCCTTACAACCAAGATGCCGCAGTAGTGCCAATCCTCTGGATGGGTAACCTGACCTGCTCTAACCGCGCACTGCAAGGTGTACTGAAATCGTAAGGTTGGGTAAAAGTAACGGAAAACCCGCCGGTATTACTCGGCGGTAATCCCCACGAATAATTGTCCTCAGGAGGACTTATCATGTTTGCAACAGAACCAGGATTAGTAGGCAATCCCGCGATTCAGTTACGCGGTTTCACAAATGACACCACACCGAAGGTATCTCAAGGCCAGATCATTGCGGCTGCAAGCCCTTACTGGGGTGGTGGTGAGTTCATCTACGCTCGTGCTAACGGCAGCATCCGTGGCTTTGGCTTGTGCGTGTTGACACCGGTTTATGTGTCAGCTATCGCAGGTTATCGTTACGAAGCGACTGAAGTTCCGAACACCGCCAACCTTGGTCGTTCACTGTGTGTGTCTCAGAATGCAATGTCCAGCGGTGACTACGGCTGGTTCATGATTTCCGGTATTACGCCAGTGAACTGCCAAGCAGCTGTTTCCGCCGATACCACTTTCGGTATCGCGGCAGCCGGTCAGGGCGGCGCTAACGGCGCAGGTAAGCAGGTGCTGAACGCTCGTGTAACAGCAGCTTCCACAACTACTGTGGCGATTGCGAATTGCTCAGCGCAAAGCGGCTCTACCACGTTGAACGTGCCATCTTGCGATGGTTGGTTCGTTGGTGTGTATTTGTCTGGTACCGGCGTAGCCTCTGGCGCGACAGTTGTCAGCATCGACGCAGCAAGCCGTACAGTTGTAATGTCAGCCGCGTCTACCGCAGCCATCAATGGTACAGTGACCGCGACTTACAACAACAGCACTGTTTACTACAACGTAGCACACATCAACCGTCCATTTGCTCAGGGCGCAATCACCTGATAAGCAGTAGGAAAGTGGGCAAGGATGCCCTTCCAGTTTCGCCGTTCCCTACGGCAGTTCCTTCAGGGCACCAGCCCTGGGGGTTTTTTGTAGGGATCAGGATTATAAGTTAGCCTTTTCACTCACAGTAGGGAATGACCGATGATTAGTATCGCAGAAAGTAGACCACCGTATGTGACCTTCGAGCTTCGTGCCGAGGAAGATCGTGATGCGAGTATTGCCGCAGGCTGCTACACCGCCAAAGACGTGGCTTATGCCATTGTCACTCCGCAAGGTTCAAAAGACCGCATTGAGCGTGTTGTTGAGGACTGGTTTTCGACCCTCGAGCAGCAATCCCGCGAAGGCCGCATCCCTGTTGAGTGGCTCCAGTCCTACCGCCGCATGTACAAAAGCTGGCAGGAAGGGAACGAAATCCCGCTTGAAGGTACGGATATTCGCAACTGGCCTGCGGTTAGTCCGGCACAAGTCAAGATGCTGGGCGAGGCTCGTATACGCACAGTGGAAGATCTGGCGACCGCTAACGAGGAAACCCTCAACCGTCTTGGAATGGGTGGCAGGGCACTCAAAGCTCGTGCTATCGAGTGGCTTGGTGCGGCAAAAGGAACTGGCGTTGCGGCGGAAGCTGCGGCTGCCCTCAAGGTCGAAAACGCCGACCTCCGTGCGCGGAACGAAGAGCTCGAAACCCGCCTTGCCCGACTCGAGCGTATGCTGGAACCGCAAACTGCGGCTAAGGTAGAGAAACTCTAACCCTCCGAGGTGTTGTATGAACTTGTTGGATCTGGTCAATACCTTCAGCGCCCGTACCGGTATGCCGCAACTCTCGGCTGTCGCTGCAAACACTGAACCGCAAGCCGTACAACTCCTCAGTCTAGTCGGTGAAGTCCTCGAAGACCTGACCCAAGCCTGGACGTGGTCAGAACTAATCCGCGAGAGTGTGTTTACTACCGTGGATGGTGAAGATCAGGGCGCAATGACCACCCTAGCCCCTTACGGGTTCAAGTGGGTTCTGAACGCTACGATTATGAACCGGACACTGCGCCTACCTCTTTATGGCCCGATCAGTCCCCCGAAATGGCAGGCGCTAAAGGCTTTACCGAACGCAGGCCCTTTCTACAAATACCGAATAGTTCGTGGAAACCTGCTGTTCAACCCAGCCGGTGTAGCCGACCAGACTTGCGCCTTTGAGTATGCTTCAAGCTACGATGTGCTAGGCATCG